TCGGCGCATTGTTTCGGACGATGCTCCGCCTCTCCCCTTCCCTGGGTTACGGGTGACGCCTACTTCGGTAGAAGACGCTCTGCGTATCTGACACATTCATACCCCCCTGTGCCGGGTTCTGGTTGTTTGCAAGCCAGGGGTGTACGAGAGCCAATTGCAAATACCAGTGTTGCAGCCATGAACTTTACTCCTTACATTGCTACTGAGACCGAATCTCGTAACATTGTTACCCCTCGGGTGGAACCCATGCAAGCTAATTCATTGTGTCTTCTTGACTTATGCACTTGTGATGCCTCTGACTCGTATGACGAAGTGGTGGTCACTGCTAGAGGTAGTTCTGTCGAACGCGCTTTAATCCCGGCTACCTCGGGCAATCTTGAAAATTTGCCTGCCGACGGGCAGTTTGCATCACCTTCTTCGGGCAGTGTTGCTTCCGAAGCTCTCTTGGAGAGACCACCCGGCATTGTTGCCCCGGCGACTGCTTTGTTGTCGACGATGGAAACTCTTGGTATAGAGTTTGGATCCGACCCCACGATCGATTGGGTCAGGATGCAGGAAGTGCTTGATGCCTATGAAGGGCGTCGTGTGGACTGGGATACTAGTAGTGACGATGTTCCGGACCTCATTCCAGATGAGTCGTCTGATGATGATTCTGTCACTTCGGCGCCTTGGCGCGCTGGCAGGTCGCGTGTTGTGAGGCATCGCTCCCAAAGCGTTGGTACGCGACACTCGATCTCATCTTTGGATTCTCAAAGCCCAGACCGTCCACTTGAGTGGTTTCCATATCTTGACAATGATCCTGAGAACAATTATTATGAAGAGTGGACTTTTGATGGCTTGATCTACGTTCGTTTCATTGAGGAAGGAGAAGAGGTCGTAGAAATTCGACAACGCCGTTATTACACGACGCAGATTCCTGACGGGTATGAGTTTGAGTTCGATGTTGAGCCGTGGGACCATTTGTCTTTCTTGGCACCTACGGTTATTGTTGGGTCTGAAGTCGCTTCTGTGGATTCAGAACAGGATGTCGACGACTTCTTTGACGCCGATGGCGAAGTGGTTGGAGATGTTTTGAACTGTTTGTTTGATGAAACCATTAGACGGACAGATGTCTCGGACATTCCTCCTCGACCCACTCGTCCACCCCCTATTCCGGTTGCGCACTCGTTGTCGGTGCTTGGTCATGCGTTGTCTTCGCGAGTATCGTCTCCTTCCGAGTCGGTTGCGTCGGTGAGTGCCAGACGTGACGAGATATTGACGGAGGATGCACTGCTCGGTGACACTCGCATGATGCCTCTGAGCCCCGATTTTGCTGAGCTACATGTACACCCATACTGCCAGAAGTGTTGTCCGGCCAGGTGTTACTTCAAGGAGAAGGGCGAGTACTCCATGTTCGCCCTGATGCCTACTTGTTGCCCTGAGTGTGCCCCACAGTCTGAACGTCACTATGCTGATGGTGGATGCCTTGGTCCGCGTGGTTATCCTGCTTCCTTCGTAGAGTTACGTGTTGATGCCGAGTTGGCTCGCCGACTGTTGGTGTACAAAGGGCTTTCTGATGTTGTTTCTAGACGTGATGTGAATTCTCAGTTGTTCAATCTCTCCGATGATCGTGACTTTTGGCTGTCCGATGATGGAGAACATTATGCTTTCTATGCTTGCTATTGGCGTCAGTTGTGTGCCCTTTCGGGTCGCGCCCCACTTGTGGGTTGGTTGGACTCCTTTCCTCGTTGTCAGTACTGGTTAGGTCTCGATGAGCCCTTGCGTGCCAGTGGAGATCCCAATCAGCCGTTTACTCGCCGCGCGGGCACTCACTTCACTCGGCGCATTGTTTCGGACGATGCTAGTGGTTCGGCTCCTTCGGTGGCTGCAGCACCTGCTCCAGCAGTTCGTGATTTTGGTTCCGGTCAAGCTATTCGGCCAGCTTCCGTGCCAAGACCGCCTCTGCCGGTGGTGTTGCCGCCTCCACCGCCACCCCCGCTTCCGCCGCGTGTTTCTTTGCCAGAGCAAGCATCTGAAGTTGTTGTTGAGGACACTTCAGATATTTCGGCTGTTGTATCAGTTCCTTTGGTCAGGTTGGATGCAGAAATTGAGCCCGATGATCCAGTTATTGATGAAGATGAGTTGTTGCGGATCGACAAGGATGAGCACATCAAGATGGTTGATGAGATAGAGCAGTATTTGGACGACAATAATGGCATTTTGCCGTTGATCTACCATTCCCATTTCACTCCTCACAATTTGTTGAATTTGGGTGTTGATGAAGATGTGATGTTGATGGCTATGGAACATGACAAGGACATTGCTTTGCAACAAGTCCCTATGGGTTTCGACTTTGTGAAGAACTACGAACCCAGCCCAAAGTTGAGGGATGCTTCCACTTACTTTTCACCTGTTGGTAGCAACTACCATCGGACTGGCCCTGTTGTGGGCATGCCCGTTGTGTTTGGCAAGAACAGTATGGTGAATGCCTTGGCGGGTGTTGAAGCACGTTCTTTTCCTGACAACTTTGTCGATATGACGAGTCCGGAGTATGCTGCATACAAGAGGACTTGGGAGGACTTCATAGAGAATGTCGTCACTCCAGAAGCTGTCAAAGATATTGTTGATGCCATTCCCAATTGGGACTTCAATGCCACAGGAAAATTCAGTCAAGAAGAGATTGACAATGCCAGAGATGCTTGGTTGATACATGTTGCCGGTGATGCTTCTCAACGCAAATCAGCCGTCAAGGACGAAATGATTGCAAAAGGGAAGAAACCACCGCGTCAAATACAAGACGAGGGGATTAATCTCTTCACAGTCAATCAAGTATTAGGGCATATCATTCAAGAACTGGTTTTCGGTGAAGGCACACTTGGAGAAGACATCAGCATCAAACATCGCCCCAAAGATGTTGTCTTGGATTCCATTGTAGAGCGCTTGTCTTATTTGGCAGACGAAATCCATGCCAATCCAGCGGTTCCTGGTGGTAAAGCAAAACTTTTCGAGATAGACCAGACTGGCATGGAATTACACACAAGATGTTATTGGGATTCAGATGCTAATGGTGGTGAGGGTGATTGGTTGGGCACTTTTGGTTTTGCGTTCAAGATGATGGAAAAGATTTTGGACATCTTGGACGGTCATCCAGGCGATTTTCCTTTGATGAAGGGTGTGAGGATCAATATTGAGAAGTTGAAGGAAGGGGTTTTCTTCAAAATTCGGTTCAGGGACTGCCCCCCAATACGTGTCAGATTCGAAGATGTGTATCTACTGTCTGGTAATCTGTTCACATCAGTTCTCAACTTTCTCAATGAGTTGTTTCTTGTATTGACTGCTTTCACACTCAACCCTTGGAAGATTGCTGGACGTGATTGCTCTTCACTCAACCCAGTGAGGTTTAAACCCACGAATCGCAATTGGCGTTCCATGAGTGCTCGTCGTCGTGCAGAGATTTTCCTTTTGGCACCCACATACGTGCCTGATGGTTATCCCACACAAGCAGATGCTCTGCAAATTGCTCAGGTCAAAGCTAGATGCCCTGTCTTTTGGACTAATGCCAAGAAATTTGACTTTCGTTATCTGAGTCGCTGGTTAGCAAATGACGAAGGCCCGTTGGAAGTCTCTTTGCTGAATTTCACAGAAGGAGACGATGTTCTTGGTTGTTCCGATGATGTTTCATCATTTCAAGGACAAATCGAGCAAAGTTTTGCATCATTAGGCATGACAACAAAATTGAAGTTCATTTATGATGGTCGTGCTGAGTTTGTGGGATGCCACATGGTGACCCTGCAGGGAGCGCCTACGGGAGTGTGGTGTCCGGACATCCGCAGAACATTACTGAAAATTGGATTCACTTCCGCACCTCCTGATCAGTTGGCTGAACGGGCGTTTGCTCGGTACAGCAGTTTGGCCCTTATGTTCATGGGTCGTGAACCTTTTATGTTCAATCTTTTGAGCAGTCTCGCCAGATATTGGTCCCGTTCGGTTGGGTCAGATGTTATTTTGACG